TCACTTTACTCTCAGACGATCTCCTGGATGGATAATATCGCTTGTCAATCCATTCAAACTCTTAATAGCATTGACAGTAGTACTGTACTGTTGAGCGATACCCCATAGAGTTTCACCAGCTACTACAGTGTGATAAACTACTCTTCCACCTACCATAAGGACCTGACCAGGGTGAATGATATCACTAGTTAGTCCATTCAAATCCTTTAATTGTTGTACGGTCATATTATGGGCTTGGGCAATACTCCATAGTGTATCACCTGATTTTACAGTATACGTACCTGTTCCACCATTATCCTTTTTTCTTAATCCAAAATATAAAGCAATGGCATCAGCTAACGCTTTTCCTGTAAGGTCCATAACTGTATTATTTCGCATTTTAACAATATCAATAGTAGAGTCCATAAATCCACCTTCAATTAGTATTGCTGGCATATTGGACTCACGAAGCATGTGGAAATTAGCTGATTTAATACCACGGTCACGTAAGCTCATTGCTCCTACTATTGCTGGGTGTATTTTCTTTGCCAATGCTAGCCCTGAGGAAGATCCAGGATAATGGTAGGTTTCTGTACCAGTCCAAGTTCCCCATTGACCTGTATTTGCATTATGATGATAAGATACTAAAATATCTGCGCCTTGACTATTTGCCTTATTTGTCCGTGCCGTTAAAGATACATCACTATTTCCTGTTGGATCATCTAACCGAATAATTGTAGCATTTTCATAATGGTTTAAATATTTGGTAGCTGCAACCACAACTTTATTGTTAAAAGACCACTCTAGTTCACCTTCTGGAGTCCTTTTCCCCGGTGTATTCATACCATGTCCTGCATCTAATGCAATTTTAACCATAAATAATCTCCTCCTATTATTTTTTATTAATAAAGTGGCTTGCCCGTTTGGACTAGCCACCTGGTTAATCAGTTGAATTTGCTGCAATGCAAATTTACTTCTTAGTAACAATCTTACTTTGGTCAAATAATCCAGCTGCAGACAATCCAATCATTAATCCATACATGATTTGCTCTTTCGGGCTACCTCCTACATAAAAAACACCTGCTAGCAATCCTAAGATTAGGGAGGCTACAGGCAAGTATTTTTTTGATACTCCAAGTTGTTTAAGTAACTCTGTGAGCGCCAAGACAACAGCAATAATTAACGCAATTTCAAACATAGTTATCACCTCCCTTCAATGAAAAAAGAGCATCTACCTTGGTGGCAAACGCTCTTCAATATCATCTAACTTGCTTATAACAATGTCGTATTTGCTGCTAAATCCTTTCAATACTTCATTCTGATCATCGATTGTTTGATAGAGTTGTTTTTCTCTCTCGTTCGCTTCCTTACGTGAAGAATAAAAAAGCCAAACAAAAAGGACCGCAAACGGTCCCTGCGTGAGAAAATATTGAATTAATGTTTCATCCATGACTGCCTCCTAATTTATGACATAAGAAAAAGCACCTCAGATGAGATGCTTAAAATTATTCTTTTTTATTCAAACTTGCTATACCTCTTTCAAAATCATATATTTTGCTACATTCTTTACAGTTGCAATAGATACTTTTGGATCTAAATCCGGGAATGTCATCTTTTTCGTAAGTAACGATACCTTTTCCGCAAGGGCACTCATACTTTTCTGTAATTACACTTCCACTCCCTGCTCCCCATCCTGCATGTGGAATTTCTTCTTCTTCTATTAACTTCAAATTCACATTAATCCCCCCTTTCAATCTACTTAATTCGACAAAGGAGGGGGAAATCCTTTAAATTTTTATTGCTTAGAAATTACTTGTGACATTACCTCTAAAGTGTTATCAAGAAAGTCTGTAAATACTGCATCTACTCCATAGGATATAACATTAGAAATATACTCTTTTTCATTGCTATTATCAAACCATACATGAACTTCTAAATCAGATTCATGCATCTTATTAACAAAATCCTTATTGATTTGCGGAGCATACGGTGCTATACCTATTGCGAATTCTTTTACTTTATTTACATCAATATTATTTATTGTTTCGTCACCTACAACTGTTAATACTAAGGGAATGTCACTATCTATTTCGTGAACTTTTCTTAAACTAGTTTGAGAAAATGAGCCGATGATAACTCTATCAATCACGCCCTTTTCAGAAAGTATATTAATCAACTTTTCTTCCATTATAGGTTGTTTGTCAACCAAACGTGTTTCTATATAGTATTTTGTACTATCATCGAATTGATCTATTATCTCTTCTATAGTTGGTATTTTTTCTCCTTTAAATTCTTCGCCGAATGTTACTCCTGCATCCAACTTTTGCAGTTCTTCTAAAGTGTAACTAGAAACAGCTCCTTTTCCATCTGTAGTACGGTCAACAGTTTCATCATGTATGGCAACTAAATGACCGTCTTTAGTCATTCTTAAGTCGATTTCGATAAAGTCCGCTCCCAATTGAATTGCTTTCTTATAAGCAGTAATGGTATGTTCAGGAGCAACATTATTAGCTCCTCTGTGGGCAATCAAATCGACTGTTTTTTCATGAGTGCTTTTTACTGCAGGTTGAGAACAACCAAATAGTAATAACATTATTAGGAATATTAGTATTTTTTTCATACTCTTAATTTACCATTACATTCCCAAAATTTCCAGCAGACCACTTGCGACCAAAATGTAAGTAACCTTCTCGGTATGTGCTATCGGTAAATGACATAGAATTTCCTGTATCTTTTCTTGTTATAATAATTTGAGTGGCTGTGACTTCGATTTTTACAGGTACAATTGTGTTATCATTAATTGGTGATGATGTTAAAGTGCCAATACGTGTTCCAACACCACTGTCTGAACGGTACAAATCAAAATTTCCATTTCGTCCTAAAATAAGATTGTACCCATAAGATACGTCTCCAAAATCGTTGTATATATCATTTCGAGTGCAAAACTGAACACCAAGCCACCCTCCGGAAATATGATTAACAGTTTTGAAATCAAACTCTAGCACAAAAGTATCTGGTAATTCTCCTGCCCATCCTTGCAATACAAAATCTCTTCCTTCCATTAGTGCATTGGAGTTGGATGTCTCTAAGAACCCCCACCGATTACCATCTGAAAACTTACCTCTTTCTGTTAAAGATTTAATCATACCGTGATAAAACATTTGATTCATATAAGGGTCTTTTTTTAGAGGAGGTACAAGTCCAGATAAATAGAATGGATCATCACTATAAAAACCACTTACCCCAAGTGATATATATCGATCACGTTGATAACGGTGATTTACTGTCCAAACTACAACTTTTAATCCCGCACTAATGCAATCTTCAATGTAAGTATCCGTTGCATTAGTGGATACCCCTACATATTTAACCCCGGAATTTACTATTTCTTCTGGTGGCCTTGTGTCGGTAGCTAACAGTGTAGGTATTCCTGCATGTACGGCTGGAGCTAAATCCGTTATGTTAAAAGAGGTTATTAAAGCATACTCAGTTAAGTCGTATTTAATTAGAGCATCCACTATTTTTTGTGTTGATTTTTGATCTTTTGACTCTGGAGTGTATATTGCATTTTTTCCAAAACGGTCTAATACTTCTTCAAACAGAGGAGCTTTAACTTTCCACCCTTGCAAAACATCTACCGTTAGATTTTTAAACCCCATAGTCGAGTAATCTTTTACAGAACCAGTTTTATCAGTTGTACGATCTACAGTGTAATCATGTATAACCGCTAATGTGCCATCGGACAACTGTTGGACGTCTTGTTCGATTACGTTTATACCCAAGGCCAAACAACCCTCGTATGCTTCCATGGTGTTTTCTGGAAAAATATTTGCCCCACCACGATGACAGATATAAAAAGGCTCTTGTATATCTTTAAACTTTACTCTCTCTATTTTGTTAACTACATTTTCAATTTCTTGCTGTTTTAACTCTAATTGTTCATCTATATACTTCCTATTATCACTAATCCCTTTCTCTGCTTCAGATAGCCTAGGAGCATATTCTTTTTCCAAATTATTTAATCTCTCTTCAATGTTTGTATTTAGCTCACCTGTGTCAAAGCTTCCGTCAATTAACTGCTGGGTAACTTCCTTTGCTTCATTTGCTGTAACTTTAGCTTCATCTGCTACATTTGCAGTTAGTTCCATGGATTCTGCTATGGATTCCCTTACTTCCTTACCGTAAATCGCTGTCCTCACCTGGTGTGCTAGTTTCTTTATCTTCTCTGGTATCGCCATGATCCTCACTCCTATTCAGAAGTTCCTCTGATTTTATTCTTACTTGTTCTGCTTGTTCTGCCAGTAATCTAGCTCTGCTTTTATTAGATTCTTGCATTCTCTAGTGCCTCCACTCTTGCGACTAAAGTATCCAAATCTATTGGATTAATCACAGAAATTAAGTCTAATTTTCTCTTATCAACTGCGCTCATTAATCCATCCTTCGTTGGAGTTGCAACCTCATAAACTGGAATATCTTCAACTGCAGCAATAAGATTATCAACAGCTTGGTTTAGGTTTTCAATCGCATCTTCAAGTGCAGGAAAGTCGCTATCTTCTAATGCTTGTTGAATGTCGCTTACAGAAGTATCTATTTGGGTTAACTCGGTTTTAAGAGAACTAATTGTTTGTGATTGACTAGCGACCGTTTGCTCTAATTGCGCTACGCTTTTAGTCTTTTTATTTGCTTCAATTTGGTACTGAGTTAATGTCTTATATTTTTCTCCGATAGTTAAACTAGCGTTTTGTGGCACGTTAATATCAATGGTCTGTTCGATAATCTGCAATGGCTCGTCTATTTCAAAGACAGGGTTGATGATTCGATGCCAATTCCCGCATTCGAAAGCTTCGAAGGATGAATCGATAAGTGATACATCAACTGGATTTACATCGTAGCTTGTTTTAGAAGCCTTTTGACTATTTAAAAACTGTTGGCCACGAGTTTTTAAAATATTTGGTTGGGTTACATCATCAAAGATTACCTCACCCTCAACTATTCCAAATTCTTCTTGTAGTTCTAAATCATCCAGGTAATCAATTCCACCATTAACAGAAGCAATTGTTAACCTAGCTTGCGATATATCTGCTGCGTTTTCATCTTCACTCTCAATCCGAGTTCCCAATGGAATTAAACGAGTAATTACATCCAGTGGATCTATTTCTCTTTGCATATTTTTCAGATTGGTCCTTAGTCTAATCGGAGTTTCTTTTAACTCTCCAACTGACTCTAAATAATCCAAATACATCCCATCGGATTCTTCACGTAAAAATAAAAAACCGCCTAGGCGGTCTATGAGCTTGTCGTTTATAGAATCAAATGTTTTGTCGTAACCAAGATAGCGATACACATTGTCGTTGCTATTGGTTACCGTAACATTACCAACTTTGAATCTTTTGTGTGGTTCCACTTGTCTATTGTGATTATCAATTATGACCTGAAAAAAATCTCTAACTGTCATATTATGATACTCACCATGACGTTGATTAGAGTCGTTCAAATAAGCTAATTTACTTTCGCATGCATATTGGATGGAGAACATTCCATCACTACTCATTTTTTCAGTTGGTTTTAATACTCGGCCATCGAATATCTTTTTGTTTCTCTTTATATCAACTACTTCAATTAAAGTTTTAAGTGGTTTTATTTTCCCCCATGCGGGATTAGTTGGATTGATTACAAAACTCATATCCGAAATACCACGAATAACAAGTTTAATTTGGCCACTGCTTAACTTTATTCCACTTGGATAAGGGGAATGAATGACTGTACCTACATTGTCATTAGGGCCATCATAAATAGTTACTAGATACATCAAATCAACTCCTTATGCCACTTAAAGGATATCGTTCCATTACCTGTAATGGTCATTGGATTTTCGCCGATTTCAAGACGAAATGATTCACTTTTACTTTCGCCTTGAAGTACGTCATAGATTACATTGCCTTTTCTTATTGCCATTGGTGAACTTGCTATGATACTTGGTGATATTCCTGTTGCTCCAACATTTAAAAGATTAATAGATAAACTACCATTTACAGTGTATTCTTGAGGTTGGGATATATCTAACTCAAAATTAAATGTATCCCAGATATCATTGCCTTCTTCTAGCAAACTGACTTTGAAAGGATATGCATCAAATATAAGAGTAACTGTTAGTCCTCCAGAAGCATCTTCAACATCAACAGACGTACATTTTGTTAAATAGTAATATCCCGGAGAATGATCATCATACAATGGCGCATATCCATCTTTCATAAGCCAGTTTTCCAATACAGTTCGGTCTACTTTTCTACGAGTATAATCACGTTCTAATACCTCGAAATGGTATGTTAAGGTGCGATTCTCATAAATTCGTTCGCCTAAAATCATTGAAAAGTCATATATTCCTTGCATGAAGGGAACACTTTCTATGATTAACTTTTCGCTAGGTGTTGGGGCAGACCTGGACACTAACCACATCCCAAATTCTTTTGAGTGTTTACCATTTCGAGTAATACCTTCTTGAATTTTATTCAGTTCTGGTAAACCGTTAGTTAAGTCTAACATTATCTGCCCCACCTTTCGTTCAACATAGTTTGATTACCACCCATGCGATCATATTGATTATAGGTAGCGCCAACTAATGCACCGCTATCTAATATGATTACTTGATTACTATTTGCTATTTTTTCTAGCAAGCTTTCAATTCGTCCGTTATTCTGATTTACTGAATGAGAAACACTTGTTTGTATACTTCTGTTTGTTCTAGCAATCTGTCCACCAATATCAACTGCAGGCATTTCCCCATTGATAGCACTTGTCAAATTTGCCATAGCTTGTACTGCTGTACGTTTTCCTTTATCAATTGACTCAGCAATCGATTGAGGAATCTGTATTTTCATGATGTCACGCAAAGCACCTTCTTTAGCAGGAGAGAATGGCAAGAAATCACGTATTTTTTGGGTTACTTTTCCTATAGCATCTTTTACTTTTCCTATTGCTCCTTTAATACCATCAGCAATACTTTGTACAATATTTTTCCCTGCATCTAAGAACTTCTTACGAATATTTAAAAGGCCATCTAAAACCTTTCCACCTAACTCTTTACCTTTATTAAAAATGTTTTTAAAGAAGTTACCTATTCCTTCTATAATATTCATTACTAGCTCGCCACCAGCTTTTAGCAGTTCCCATACTATGCTACCAAGCCCTTTTATTAGTTCCCAAACAATTTTCACACCGGCTTCTAGTATTTGAGGTAAAGCTTTAATTAAAGCCCCTCCTAACTTAACAACTAACTCCAAGCCCGTTTCAATTAACATTGGAAGGACATCTATTATACCTTCTATTAGTGCCATCAACACTTTAATACCAGCATCTATAATTACAGGTAGATTATCAATTAACGCTTCAAACAGTGCTGTAATGATTAATAATGCTGCATCAATTAATGCTGGTAAAATCTCAATTACACCATCAATTAAAGCTGTTAAAAGTTGTATTCCTGCATCAATAATCATAGGCAAGTTTTCTATCAGCACATCAATAAGGGTTGTTATAATCATTATAGCTGCACCAATAATCATCGGTAGGTTCTCCATAAAGACATCTAAAAGCGTTGTGAGTATAGTAATTCCTGCTTCTATTATCATTGGTAAGTTTTCAATGAATACATTTATTAATGTTGTTAAAATAGTTATGCCGATTTCAATCAGCATTGGTAACATAGATACCCATGTATCAAGAATTGTAGTTAGCACAGTAGTTGCTATTTCAATTAATGTCGGTAGCATTGAAGTGATTGTTTCTACTAAAGTTTGTATTATTTTAGTTGAAGCTCCTACTATTGTTGGTAGTGCTGTTACAATGCCGTCAATTAACTTTGTTAATATTTCAACACCGATACCAAGAAGTTTTGGTAATTGGGCAACTATTGTATCAATTATTTTAGTAAGTATTTCAACACCTTTTTCAACTAAACCAGGTAAAGATTTAGAAATACCTTCAATTAATTTTACAACTATATCAGCACCTACATCGATCGCTTTAACCAACATGTCAGTCATGTTATTAATAAACCCTACAGACATATCAGCAGCATTACTTATTGCTTCACTAAACTCCATTTCACCTTTAAACACTTTAATCACATCTGAAAGGATATTAGTTTTTGTTGCTAAGAATGCAAATCCACTAATCAACCATCCAATTGGTCCTGAAATTCCTAATAGCATTGTTCCTACTTTAACTAATGGACCTGTTAAAGCGGTTAAAACACCCTTTAAATTAATGGAATCTTTAAATCTAGAAAAGTAACCTGAAACAACACCAACTATGTTACCAAGCCAATCCATCGATTTATTAAAAGCATTAACTGCTCCTGACTTTAAAGAACCAATAAATGGCTTAATGCTACTTCCTAATTTAACAAAATATCCAGCTACTGCACTTATTATTGTCTCCATTGATTTAAATGCTGACTTAATTGCACCCCATACAGATAAAACAATGTTTCTGAAAGTCTCATTAGTTTTCCACAAGATTGTAATCACAGTTACTAATCCAACTAATAAACCCACAATCCACCCAATAGGGTTTGCTCTTATAGATGCATTTAATGCTAAAAATCCATAGTGCGCTAAAAATAGAGGGTTCCTCAGTAGAGCAATAGCACCAGCTAAAGCCTTTACTCCTGGCGTTAATACTGTCACAATTTGAAATGCTACTAGACCTGCTACTACTCCAGCAATTACAGGAGCAAGTGGTTTCAAAGCTTTATACAATCCAGCAATAGCTTTTGCAGTTGGCTTAACTGCTTTAGCCATACCATCTAAAACATTAAAAAACTTTTTCCCCATGTTGGTAATAATGTTTTCTATACTTTGAAGTGATGTATCAGCTAAAAATTCATCAATGGCAGCAATTATATTCGTTACTCCACGGACAACGGCGGTTTTCATGTTAGTCCAAGCTGTTCTAATACCCCCAGATGCTGTAAGTGCCCTGTCAGCGAATCCACCTGTTTGATTGTTTAACTCAATAAGCTTTTTGTTAAACTGATCGAAAGTAATGTCTCCACTTTTTAATGCTTCGTATAAGTCGTTTTGTGCTGAAGCTCCTGCATAACCAAAAGCTTTTGCAACATCATTAAGAGCAACACCCATTGTTTCCTGTAAAGTTCTCCAAGATTGCAGGTCAACTTCACCTTTAGACAACATCTGAACATACTGGTCAAGTCCACGGGAAGCATTAGCTGCATTTGAACCGGATGAAATAAATGCATTATTTAATGCTAGTGTTGTATCAACTGCACCACCCAAATCATTGGTAAGTACAGCAATTCTTTGTGTTGTTCCTGCAACATCATCCAATGTAGTGGGAAGTCCTTGTATTCCATCAGACAGCTTATTAATTGCCTTTTTGGAATCAGTAGCCGAGAAACCAATTTGTTGTAATACTCTTGGGAAGTTGTTTAATGTGTCATAGCGAGAAATAGCTCCATCTATGGAATTTCGAACCATATCGAAGCCCTTTTTAAGGACATATAAACCTCCTGCAGCCTTAATAAGCTTCCCTATTGTTATTCCTGCGTTACCTGTTGAACGTTCCAACCCATCTATGTTCTTCGCTGCATTCTTAAAAGCATTTGAAAATTGATCCGCACCAGTAGCTTTTAAATAGGCTTCCACGGAATAAGTCTCGGCAATAGCAATCTACCCCCCTCCATTGTTTATTTGTGCAGCTAAACGTGCCATCCTCCGCATTTGTGGAGTGATTGCACCCTGTTTCTTGCCTTCAACTTCATTAAGTCGCTTTTCGTAATCAAAAAAGTCCTCAAATCTTTTAAAGACTGGGACTTGTTTTTTGCCTTGTTCTTTTGTAAATGTTACCTGGTTATTTAACCAAGCTTGAAGGTGCATGTCACGCTCTTTATCGACTCTAGAAAGGTTATAAGCTTCCATTCGATAAAAGTATTCTTCTAGCCTTAGCAACTCGATTTCTTGCAAGCTAGTAAAACCTAAATAACGAAAGCAATTTATAATAATTTGCTTATAAGTATCACGAGATTGGTTTACTCTTCCACGTTTCCAACTACTGCTGCTTCCCGAAACTTCTTGATTGTTGATTTCGCTACTGGTGACTTTCCCAATGCACTAGTTAAGTCACTGAACAGTTGTTCAAACCCATCGTTCTCCTCTGCATAAACTTCCAACGCCTCATCGATGTCTTTTACATTTGGTACAACGTCATGATGTGAGATTGCAGCTTTAATAACATCTGTTAATACAGTGGGGTTATTTTGCTGGATGCTCATAAAAGCCATGTTGATACCCATACCGAATTGTAATCCTTGATAATCAACTTTAAATACCTTGTCCAATTCTCTCGCAAACTTCATACCAAATTTAAGTTCAAACTTTTTACCGTTAATAGCAAATTCCATTAATTATTCCACCTTTCGTTATTGTAAAAAAATAAAAAGAGAAGGCTAATGCCCTCTCTTAAGCTCCTACTGGTGTTTCTTCCGGTTCTTCCGGTTCGGTAACTGCTGTTGTGTCCCGGAACGCATATTGAACAGCTTCCTCTTGTTCTTTTGTCAATGTGGCCATTCCGAATTGTGGTTCTAATTCAACAATAAAATTACCCGATACTGTTGATTCATCTTCTGCACCTGCAGCATCTTCCCATGAATCTAAATAACCTTGTGCGTAAACTGCTGGATACTTATCACCTTGTTTTAAATCCTCATCAACAGTAACTTCCCATAATTCTAGTTTTTCACCATCCAATACAGCTTGGCGAAGCATATCACGTACTGGATCTGTTTTTGATTGAATCGCTTCAATACTTACCTCTGATTCTAGCTCCCCAACTTTCACAATAGTGCCGTCTTTCGTGACAATACGGTCTAACGAACGTGAATAACTAAAAGTATGCTCCGTCTGAAACGCTAGTTTAGCAGCTTCTTTATTTTGATCACTTAATTTGCGAAATAACAAAATTTTATTTTTACCTTGCATCATATCTGACATGGTATAACCCTCCTAATTTATTGTCATATCTAATTCTAAAATTCCATGTATAAACGTCACACCTGTTGAATTATCAAGCATTATTTGTCCATTATGCCTTTTTGGTATAATTTGATACCCGTTTGTATGTTTCAACTGATAGAATGCGTTTTTGATGTTGTTTTGCATGGTGCTTACTGTTTTTCTATCACGTTGAGGATCATCAGCATAAATATGAATTGTAACTTGATAATCGCCAAATAGGTGTGATTTGGTGCTCCTGCTTTGTTCAAATACCTCTCCTATAAAAACAAATGGATATGTCGATTCCTTACCTGGTAGGTAATTGTACGTCGAATATCCAAGTTGTAGACTGATGGCAAACAAAGCATCGTGAATCGCTTGATCTGGTGACTTTTCAATAACTGGCATTAGATCACCTACTTCATTAATCGTTTCATATCTTGTATGAACTTTTGTCGTTGTTCGTAATACGCATTCGTCATAAAAGGTCTAGGATACATATACCTGGTGCCATAATTGACGTAACCTGAATACTCAGCCTCGCTTGCAGTTTTAGCAGTGAATCCATTGTCCTGCGAATATTGTTTAATTTGTCGCTTTAAAAATCCAGTATCAACAGGGGCAAAGCGTTGGGATTTTCTATGCAACTCGGTACCATTCAGTTGTACAGTCCTCTTAACATCATCTAAATTAGCATTACGTTTCAATTTGCCTTTTAATTTGTCTGCTCCCCTTAATTCAAAACCCCTAGCCATTAGAAACACCCTCCAAGTAAAAAATGCCTTTCCTATAATCGGATTGGCGTTTCACTTGGTATTTTTGTTCATTAATCAAAACATAGTCTATTTTTCCATTGTACGGGCGCTGTAGCCTAGCGACCGTAATAACCTTATCAATCTGTCCAAACAGTTCATTAGTCCTCTCAATGCCTAAATTTGATAGATTACAAGGCTTGGTTGTTTTAATTACTTCGCCATTTACGTATTCACCCTTTATAGGGTCATAATAGCTATTGGTTTCAATAACGAAGGTTATACGTTTATCAAATCGCATTAGATAAACATCACCTTTCCACGCTTGGGCTTATCTTCGGAGTCATCCTTGTAATCGTCAATGATTTCTTGATAGGGTGCAAAATCCTTGTCTAAGTCATAAAATTCAATTCTATGACCCTCAACAGATTCCGCCTTTGCTCCTTCTGTACCAATTCTGTTATATCGGCGTATAGATATTTCCTCAATAACATAATTCAAATCTGCCGGAACTTCCGTGATACTCTTATTTATTTTTCGAAGTTTACCCAACAAATGACTAGTAACATTCTCGATAATGATATTGAGGGGCTTATCTTGCAAACTATCCTCAATACCTAGCAGAGTTTTAATACGTTCTATCATTGGTTGCACCTCACTCATGTAAGGCTTCTTCTGCTTCAATAGCTGCATCCTTACCCTGTACTTTTTCACCATTTGACAGTTCGAAATATCCCCCGCCAGTGTGCTTAGGGAATTCTTGATTTTCTTTTCTTCCACCATTCTCGTCATGATCTGGTGGATTCTGATTATCTTCAAGAGATTTAATAAGAACTTCATTACGCTTATTGTTTGTGGATGCAAGTTCTTCAATACGTTCCTTTGATACTGCCACACCGTCACGAGGGAATGGGTCCCTCGCACGGTATACATGATTGTTATCTTCTAAATCGGTAAAGTCTTTTATTACTTCATACATAAAAAATTACCTCCTTATGCTCCTGTTGGATTGGCTTCCGTCTTGAACTGGAATTTCACAATACGAATTGCTTTTGGATCATAAACACGCTCCCAGTTATTTCCTGTTGCAAGTTCTGCATTTGTAGGGAATTCATCCGTTACAGTTGTTTCAGTCCATTTCACTCCACGAGGATGTAAAATACCGATATTACGGTTGATTAGATAATCCTCGCCAGAAGATGACTTCTTGTTACGGTCAATTTCTGTTGGAATGATATTAGGGTGAGAACCGTTACCCTTGGCAATGGCACCACTTCCGAATAGATACATAGAGCCAACTTTATTCGCTGTATCATAATGCATTCCATCATCGACGATTACTCGTTTATTCATAAAGTACCCAATACGGTCAGATTGACCTGCCTCTTGGACGTATTCAATCAATTGGCGCTTAGCAAGATATGCTTCAACAGCAGAGTGCATCATTACCCCTGTAAGAAGTCCTTTTGCATCTCCCATTAGTTGAGTTGCATCTATGAAGCTATCACCGTCTAGTAATGAATCTGTTCCGGCTAAAGCAGAAATATCAAGGACCTTTCCATTCATATTTTTACCTTTGAAAATACCTTCTAGTGTTGCAAGTAACATTGCTTGGTCACGACGAATCCAATACTTAGAAACTAATTTAGCGATCGCACCCATTGGATCATCACCAGATAGCAATGCAGATAGACCGTTAGCTCCCCACATACGAGCACGACCTTGTTTACGTGCAACGTCTTTATTAGATGTGATTTTAGCAGCAGTTAAATCGCCCTCATTTTTAATCGTTTCTTCTTCACCATCTAAATCATTCCAGAATGGCATATTAACAAGTGTATTTGGACCACTTGCTAAAGCATCAAATTCAGCGTTATTTTCAATAATTCCACTTTGTACCAAAGCAGATTGTTCCGTTGTTTCTTGAATTACATATTCAGTAAATACCTCTGGTTGAATTACATCAGCAATACGTGTAGTCAATTTTCATCATCCTTTTCGTTTATTTATTGGCTTCTGCCTTTAATTTTTTATAAAGCTCTGGGTTTTCTCTTAGAAGTCTGCCTTGCTCAGTTAAATTGAAATGCTCTTTGCTGAATGGGTTTTTATTGGTTAATGAACTGCCCCCAGCTGGTGGAGTGTCTTGTCTCAAAGCCTCTTTTACCTTAGCGTTTACCGCATCATCGAAAGTCTTTTTTAAACTGTTGATGTTCTCAAGAGTCTTTTCGGCATTTTCAGCAAGTAGAAAATCAGCGAATTCAGAAGGTAGTCCTTTTTCTTTTAAGTCGGCTACTGCATCTGCTCTTAACTCTTTCCTTTCAAGCTCTGCCAAACGCTTTTGAAGGTCCTTTTCTCGTTGTTCTAACTCTTCATTTTTTCTTTCTTCTTCAGATAACTTAGATAAGCGTTTTTGCTCTTTTATTGCTTCATCAATTTTTGTTTGAAGCTGGGCATCCCATTCTTGTTGCTTTTTACTTAAGGCACTTGCTAGTTTTCTGTCAGACTCAGATTCAATCTTTCTTTGAAGCTCTTCTTCCGTTAACTCCAACTTTTTTGGGTCAGTTGGCGGGTCGGCTGGCGGATCCGCTGGAGGGTCTTGTGGATCTCCTGATTCAGCAAAGAACTGTAAATTTAACTTTAATGGCTCTGGAAACTTTAATTTCTTGCTATCAATAACATTTTTCATTTTTTCAAGTTTGTTTTTCATGTTCATTCTCCTTTTCCCACACACGTTTTACTCCCTATCAATTTCATAGCATTTAAAAAAGCCCCAAAAACGCCATTTCAGCCCTTTTACGACTTTCTAAATGCAATTACTCTATTAAGCTTGTAAAACCCATGTACGATTAATTTTTAATAATAAAAGCACCTAACGCTTGACTGCTAGGTGCATGTTATCTTCTTTGAAGTAAAAAATATCTGTTTGGCGTTCCTAAGTAAATTCCGCCGTTATTCCTTTCAAAATAGAAAAAAGGCTGTCTAATAAACCAATGAAAATATCGCCATTGTTTGTGAGGTTTAATGATAAATCTGTGATTCCTCACTAATTTCCCTTTATGCCAGAACATCATCTTGCTATGGTTCTTAAACATCAAAAGTCTTCTAGCGAAACGGTATACTGTATGACCTTTATGTCTATAAATTTCCATAAAAACACCCTTTCTTTATTTACAAACGGTTACCGCACCTGGTAACTAGGAGATACAGATCACTTCCTTTCTATTCAAAAGTGAGATTATTATCTTTTAACACTTGATAAAGTACAATTCCAACTCGGTTAATCATATCTTCATCCTGTTCCTCGTATCCAGCTTCAAAGAAACAAGCATGTAAAATTTCATGAACAAAAACTTGTTCTTTTCTTGTTTGATTAAGTTGAGAATCTAATTCGATTAACCCTATATGATAGTTAATCTGTCCCAATGTATTGAAACGGTCGTTTATTCCTTCGATTTCTGTAACATTGTATTCAATACCTGCTACTTTTACTTGATTCGGTATCATTTATAATCTCCTCCTTCTCAAATCAGCATCCCATTCCTCGCGATCTACATATCCTGCTTGTGAGCAACGACAATTAGGATGCATCGGAAAGGCATTCACTCCTACCTCTGCATCCTTTAAATCAAATATCTTTCCATCAAGTGCAGCACAGATGGAACATGCACTTGGCTCTGCGATATATTCGTATTGCTCGATATTAGCCTGCTTCATGCTGTCCTGGAATACGTCTTGTTGAACCCTTGCCATTTCTGTTCTTAGTAATCTTTCCGAATTTGAAATACTAGTATTAAACGTCTTACGCAACTGCCTAGCCAGTTCCCTTGGATTCTTCCCTTGCACAATACCACGGTGCAATAACTTGTCCAATTCGGCACGTAAGGCGGTTTGATTTGCCCAAAGCCTATCGGACCATGTAGCACTTAGAAATGAAGCATTAACGATTGAATTTATGTGCCTTTCGTTGTAGTTTATTGATTCACCTAAGATTCCTGCTTGTCTTTCAAACTCATTTCTTGCCTGTTTATTTAATTGTTCAAGTAAAATTCTTTCCTCATCGCTTCCAGCAGCTAATAATTCTAATTCAATGTTCAAACGCAACAATTGAAGCCTGTTTATTTTCATCGTCACATTGTATAAGAGCATTTCCTCATTTGCTCGCTTAGTGAAGTTACGCTCTTTTACATAACGCTTTGCTTTTTCACTATACTTGTCCATATCAAGCTTACTGACACGTTTTCTAGCTTCTTGCATACTAATTCCTTCTGCTTCGGCATAACGACCATAAAAGGCTTCTATTTGATTTTGAATTTCATCCATAGCCTGCATGTATTTTTGTCTTATTCTTTGAGCAAGGACGGCATCATTTTTGATTTGTTTTTCGATATGTTCAAGTTCTCTTAATCTCCAGTAATCCATAGTTTCACCTACTGTTCACTGATTATTTTTCGAGCTGCAGTTTCGTCAATCTTTAAACCGTCGATTAATAATGCAATTCCTTGTTCAGATGTGATTAAGCCACCTTTGATGCCTTCAATAATCTTCAGTACACTAGTAATTTGTGCACCGTTTAATGCCTTTTCATCTTCTGTTTTAGCTGTAGATTCAATCGATTCTGAACCTCCATCTTCACCCTCCTGTTGATTTGGAAATTGATACATATCTTTCCCTGCTTGATTTAATGGACTTTCCTTTTTCATTCGTTCCATTTCTTCTTGAGGGTTTTCGATAAACGACAGTAGGCTTAATTTGGTTTCCTCGGATAGCTCGCCATTTAATTTCACAAATGCTTCAATTTCTTCTCGAAGTGATTTCGGTAAATTAGGAGTAAACGTGATAATAATGTCATTCACATCGAATGTTCCTTCTGCTGCAATACTAGAAATGTTGTTGATTAAACGATAACGATCACGTAGAGACTTTTTAAACAAACGTTCTTTTGTGGCCCGTTTCTGCTCCAATCCAAACAGTTTATATTTCATGGCTTCCCCGGATTGAACACCTGAGAACTTTTCATCATTCATATTTGGTGTATAGGTAAACATATGAATATCGTTTTTTATACGGTCCTTATATGCTTCTGTACCTGCAACATCATACTTTTTATAAATGTAGTCTGCATCAGCCTGTCCTGCTCTTCCATCTGAATCCATTTCTGTTTGAAGCATTAAAATGTTATGTTCTTTCATTTCTTTAGCAGTATCAATATCAATATCTAAGTTTCCCACAATCTTAAGCATGGCATCGTTGAAATCAGTCATATAGTTAGCAGTATCTGACTCTGCAGAATCATATAGATCAATCAAATTAAGCACCTTTTCGAAATCGCCACGTCTAAATTTATTGTTCTGATATTCAATAATCGGTACTCCGCCAAATGAATGTGGTTTTTTCTCGATAAAAGATAATTCATTTTCCTTCATGTCGAAAGTGTGGATTTCAGTATCCGTATATACTGTAACCAGTATTTCATCCTCTTTAAATTGCTTGTTGAAGTATCTTACTCCCGCAATTGGATTCATCTCCACTGTATCGTCATAAATAACGAATGTTTCTAAGACGTCTAAAACTGTGAATCTGGTTTCGTCATTTTGATTACGATAGAGTAGCTCGTAAGCACGGCCATAAATTGATTGTTCTAATACTAAATCACTGTTATGCTCATCTGCATCATTTGTTCGGTTAATCTCTCTTAATAAATCATTAATCTTTTCATTTTTGTACGTTGTTTTGAGTGGAACACCGACCAGGTAGCCCTGAATAAAGCTACTTACATATTCAGCGAATGCGTGTGTTGCTCGATGGTCTGCAAGATGTTCTTCTTTTCTTCGTGACTCTTCTAAAATAGTCGTATTGTCACCCTCATAATATTCTCGCAATTCCTTTAATCGTGGTCTCTGATTGGACATGTGATGATTAATTATTTCCGCAAGATCATCCGTATTTTTTATAAGTTCTTCTGCACTCGAATATGTGTACTGTTTATTTGCTTCATCTGAGAATCGCTTTTTATATTCTGGCATATTTCCTCCTTCCTACAATCCTAGAGACTGTAATGCTTTGTATTTTTCTTTAGTATCCTTCTTCTTACCTAAGTGGTAACGCTCCATTGAATACCTTAGAGCATCAATGATGTGGTTATTTTCATCAATAGGCTCGTTCAGCCATTTACCTTCTTTGTCCTGCTTAAATGTGTAGGTATTAAATTCCTCAATGGTATGTTCACATGATGGATGAATATAAATCTTGAATCCTTGAAGAAAATTAATACCATGCATGATACTGTCTTTTCCTTTAACAGAACCATGTAATCGACGAACACCCTTACTAACTAATTCTTTAATTAATCTCGGCTCGGCATTATCACCAGTTATAGAGGCCTTTAACAACTCTTTTTCAGCAAGCATGTTGTAAATGTCCTGTGTGGTCATTGCCTTTTCGTAATGCTCGTCATATATCCATATTTCTTTGTTGTTTAAATCGATAATAGAACTTGCCAGAGTAGTAGGGTCATTGGTGAACCCATAGTCCATACCATGAGTGGTTTCCTGTATCTGTTTTATTTTCTCGATTGGGTCAAACTCTTTAACCTCGAAATTCTCAAATACAAGTCCTTCAGCAACTCCCCATTCACCATCACAAACAATCCTGGCACGTCTAGGATTCGTTCGATATAAATCTTCATATCGCTTCCTATCCACTTGATCCAGCCATTCATTAACTCTGAATGTTGTTGTAATAGCAAATACATCATTGCGCCTTGTTTCCTCATCAAAAAACTCACGCTTTAACCAGTGGCGTTCAGACCATGGGTTAAACGTGAGTGTAATTTGTTTAAAGAACTCTGGATCATCATGCGAACCACGAATAGATTCAACTACTGTATCAAATGCATCTGGACTTTCTAGTTGGTATGCTTCCTCTGCCCACACCCAACACAGAATCCCTACATCAACAGAAATAGAAGTAATCTTTAATGGATCATCAAGACCTCTGAACAATATCTTCTGTCCAGTCGGTAGATAAGTTATCTCTGGCATGGATTCATTAAACTTGAATAAATGGGCAACCTTTAATTTGTTAGCAGCCCATTTCAAATCTGTGTATGTCGATTGCTTGTTAGTGTTAGAATAGCGCCTAATTACTAGTAAATTCGCCCATGAATACTTCATAATCCGATGTATATAATTCAATGCTGTGTTTTTTGATTTTTTACTACCCCTTGAACCTTTTACAACTCGGTAGAACTGTTTATTATTCCAAAAACGGTTATAGCCTTTTCCAATCTGTTGTTTGATTGAGATCCTTGGTTCCTTAATCGTCATCATCCGGCACATCCTCCACAAATACCGGAGTAATATTTTCTATCTGTTGTTTTTCGGTCCACATAGCATAGCGTTTGCCTAGTAGTTCGGCTGCTTTATTTACATCGCTATTTTTCGTATCAAGATAAACAGTTTCTGCATATTCATTATAAACGACTTTTTCGCTTGTTTTACCAGATGCCGTTGTATAAGGGATTGTTTCTGCCTTTTTCACAATAACCGTATCCATTTCTTTGCTTTCTCTTCGCAATATCCTAGTTAGTGTTTCCATTACTTCTTGTTGATCAGCAACTCTTTCACTAGCCAATTCTTCAAGTCTATTTTCTATATATTCTTTAATGTCAGGTTTTGTTAGGTTTTCTGCTCCTATAGCTCTAGCTGTTTTCTTACTATAACCTGCTTTAATAGCTGATTCTGTTGCATTCCCAGTGATGATATACTCATCAGCAAATTTCTGTTGTTTTATTGTTAATTTCTTCTTACTCATGGCATATCACCACCGCCCTTATATTTTTATGCAAAAGAAAAAGCACCTCATTGGGTGCTAAGAAATATTATATATTGCTTTTCTATAATCACTTTGAAGTTTTAATTTTTCTGTTCTTAGAATTTCTATAGTTTCCTCAATAGTTTTATAGGTTTCTTTCTCCAGTTCTGTTGCCTTTTCCAAATCCAATTTAAAGAATCCCTCTTTATCCCGAGTGCGCAATTTTTTATACTCAGGAACAAAAACCAAATTAATCTCAGTATCAATGGGCTCTATGTAAGAGAATACAATACCGTTAACTTTTGATGTTTCATCTAATATTTCTTCAACAAGAGTTTGGATGTCAATTAGATCTTTATCAGTTTTCTGTTTGGTTACCAAAACCATATTAGCAAGTTCGTTTAATTTTTTTATCGCTGAATGTACGGATCTTATTTTTAATGGAGCCGAATTAATAAAGTCAGCTTTCTCTTGAAATTCTAAAGACAATTTCAAATTTTCACTAGATGACTTCATTCCCATCCTAACGCCAATCAAGGTTACTACTCCTGTTAAAATTGCACCAACTAATCCAAATAATCCAACTATAATATCCATGCCAAATCCAAAGAACATTTTAATTATGCCTATATACATAATTATATCTAATATAACTAACGAAATTAATATAAACCAAGGTAATATCTCAATTATTTTCTTATTCATCTCTTTCCCCCCTATGATTAGTATAAATTAAATCATGACAAAAAAGAGAAGATTTACTATTTTTCTCGCAATATTAAAAGCTCACCAAACCGATTGTCTGATGAGCTATAGAAAGGAGGTATAGGATTGGAGATTTAAACCTCTCCGTCCTGCCTTCCATGATAATCCTATTTTTTAAAAAATAATAATTCACGCCATCTACGCCGTTTGCGACATATGCGCCATTTGCGACACGATACTATCTTTAATCCTTCTGATGTGCGTTTCTGATAATCCCATATGCCTTGATATCCAGCGGTAGCTCTTGCCTTCTAAAATCCAATGCAGCACTTCTTTTTCCTTCTGATCATGGACTAAGTGAATCCGTTGTTGAATAATAGCAACTTTCTTCTCGTATCCATGAACACTTCTCCAGTATTTATTACGTCTAACTACTTCGCTAAGGACTGGATCAGATGTATTCCCTTTTCCTCTTGGTAATGTTGATTCAATTCCATATTGTGCTGTGATGCCTTCTCCTGCATCCTTCATTGATTCTCGCATGATTTTAATACTATTTAACATCCAATGATAATCTTTAAGAATGTTTTCGATGTCCTGCTTGTTCACTCCAACCACTCCCCACTTTGAACAGTTGTTTTGCATATTCACTTCGTTTTACCGGACTAATAACCCCAGTCCGTTTATCTTTCCTGTATGGATTAATTACCCACTTTAGTTTGTATTGCATTTTCCTAAGAAACTCATTTTCTTCATTCGATAATGGAGTACGTGAATATTCTTTCCACTCTTCTGCTTCTTGCAAGTCTTGTTCTATTTTACCTATCCAATCTTTCATCTAATCGACCCCCAAAATAAAAGGACACCAACGAGCGCAATTTTACGCTTGTCAGTGCCCTGGTTGTTCCAGTAGCTTATTTAACTGTATAACTAACTTTCTCTACTTGAATTTTCCCATCCTGCCATGTAATGAATTGTTCTCCGAATCCACTTGGTGGTTTTGGTAATTCTTTTAATACACCTTTTTTAACTACAAATACTGCATCTTCATCCAATTTAATTTCCGCTGTTTTGCCTTGCCCCACTTCAAGACCTCCTTGTTGTTAAGCTTTTTTCTTTAATGCTGATTCGAAGCACTTTTCACATAAGACACTGCGCTTGTTTCTTGCTTTGCTCCCACACTCAATGCAAGTATTCACTAGACTGCCTCCTTTGCTCCATATAGTAATTTCTATTTGCTCTCTCCAGATCCTTAATCTGCTGTTTGGCTTTAGCATATGCCTTTCGGTAAATTATCAGAGTAACTCCGTAGACTAAAACCGTTAGTAATAAAATCATGATTGTTAGCTGTTGCATGTTGACCCCTCCAATAACTCTGGATTCTCGAAACGATTTCCGATAATTTCAAAACTTGCTCCGTTGTCGTGGATTAAATTGTACAAAGACACCAAATGCCCCAACTTAGAAACTAAACTGTTTTTGAATACGTACTCACCAAATTTTTTCTTTTCTAAGTAGATATTGATTACGTCGTTAAAAAATAATTCTTTTCCTTTCTTGTCGTCTAGTCCTGTGTATTGTCCTATAGTTTCACCATCGATTTGTAAAAACTGATTATCCCTTACAAAACTTCCATCATTTCCGTAAGTATCGATACACCAATCGCCCTCGTATTTAGAGACGAACCCATACACCCAACCCTTGTTATAAGAATTCGGAAATGATTGTTTATCGAGTCTTGCTCGAAACTTAACCTCTCTCATTCCTCACCCTCCTAAAATTAATTTAAAACCTTTCTAGGGCATTTTCTTTCTAAGATGACTAAATCTATTAATCTATGTATAAACGCCCTAGAGCCTTTATATTTTTAACTAATTTCGCTATAAATTAAGTTATCAACCACTGAGAGATAATCTAACGGAATGCCGTTTTGCGATTTAACCAGATGTGCATATACTTCTAAATCACGTAGTGGAATGCTCTTCCTGCCACCGTTTTTAGCTTCTCTTACGTATTTTTGAAGCATACCATTAGGTACTAAGAAAACCTGTCTAGTGACCTTCATTTCAACAATTAGAAATGATATCGCACCTTGGTTCTCGGCTGTATCTAGATATTTAATCTGTTCATCTGTAATAATGCTGAATGGTAGCCTTTTTTCATTAGTAGACTTTGCTTCAAAAGCTATTGCCTTCCCGTTGTATATTCCGTCAAAATCCACCGTTGATTTTTTATCAAATACACAGATGTGTTGATTTCCTCTTGTTTTGCCGATGATCTTCATAGGTGTTGGTCGTTTGTTGATAATTGCTATACCTTTATGCTTGTACAACTCATTGGAGTAGTTTAGTAGATTTTCGAATGCTTGCCCTCGTTTACCGTAATTAATCATGCTCTCAACTTCTCCTGGTATGTTAATTCCTCATCAATAGTGACTTGCCTTTTCAAGAACTCAGCTTCGGCTTCATCATGCTTTTTCTTGCAGACAGGGCCAAATCCGACTTCAATGCTTTTAGTAGTCTTTAATGGTCTGTTACAACGTTTGCAAGTGCTCAATATTCTCCCCTCCCTCAGTAATATTCTGTTACTGCTATGAATGGCTCGCCAGTCCAGTATTCTTTTACTATTTCTCTTACTTTTATTGTTTCTTTTGTATCTTCACCATTGAGAACTTCCTTTTCTGGGTCAACAATTTCAATATCCTCTGGAGCATATAATTCATCATCTTCTAATCCAGTTAACTTCTGATACCATTTGACAGCATCTTCTTCGCGTTCTGCTGCCACTGCATCAGACTCGCATATTTGAAACACTCTGATTTCTTTACCATCAATCTCTACATAATCTTTGCTCATTCTTATTCCTCCCTAATATCCATTTACTTGCCGTTCGTGATTCACCTTATTTTTTTCCAGGTATGCAGTTTCTATCTGTTCCCAAGTGAAGCCTAGCATTTCGCCTAATTTAACAAACTCTGTAACCAACCAATCATATTCAATTATCCTTGTGTAAAAGTTCCTAAGGTTACTAGTTATTTCAAATAGTTCATTGAACATAAACACTATATCCGTTCGTTGAACTTCTTTAAGAGATACCTCTTTTACATCTAACTCCAACCCAATACTCAAAATAAAGTGTAAGCAATCAACGTATTCTTCTAGGAGTGGGTTTTCGTAGACATCTATGAATCTGCCATTTTCAATTCCAGTTGACTTCAACCAATCTCCTTTTGTTTTTGGCTCCTGGTCCTTACTCCACTTCTTAAACCCGCGCCACTCATTAGCACATTCGCCTAACTCTACTTGTAAAGCTAGTATTTTCCAATCAAGGTTGTCCTGCCCTTTTAATTCGGGATGTTCTTCCATGATATGGGCATCCAATCCTGCTTGTATTTCGAATAAATATTGTAGATTCATAGGTTTACCTCCTAAATCAATATTCTGTTGAAGCAATGATACAAGGCGCTATAAGTTTTTCACTTTCTATTACCTGCGCAAATGTTCTTCTAGCCCATAAACTATTTCCTTGTCTAATCATTTGTTGAGTAGTTTTTTGCTCTTCAAGTGGTAATTCATCAATATGGACTAATGTAGTACCTATATTTGGATCAATTTCTTCAAAGTAATATTTGTCGTATGCTTCATCTTTTTCCAATCCAGTTTGTTTCATATACCATTCAAGAGCTTGTTCTTTATTTTCCGCATAAACCCAATCATACTCATTTAGCCTGAATACTTTCATAGCTACCCTCCTTCACTTCATCCCCGTACTATGCATTAACAACGGGTGGTGGTTGTATGTCGATTTCCACTCTGTCCTCACAAGTCCAATACAATGTTGCATAGTCACCTTCAAATGCTTTATCCAAGATGGATTGGATTTTACTAACCACTTCATCAGTCAAGCAATCCATTGCTCTGCTATCCCAATCCTCATACATTTCGTCATACTCTCTTTCAATATAGTTTTCGACCATATGCATTGCGTTGGGTTTCCAACGTTTGCGAGTGATTGTATACCAGTTTGAAGATTCATGATGTGGCTCTCCTATTTCAAGAATTTCATGTTTCAATTCTGCTACTGTATAAACTGTGCTTGACTCTTCAATTGACACTTCGACATCATCTGCTAATTCTGATAACTTTAACCTTTTAACGACTTGCATTTTCTCCATAGTCATTCTCCTTTTACTTCGCATTTTTTATCAAAAGAGACTCAACTGTTCTGTTACATCCTTTAGTTCAATGACTTCATAACCTACATCTTGGAATAGTCCAGGAATGAATAATGTTTCTCCAAAATATGTTTCTTTATCACTTTCAACCCTATGCATAGCGCCTTTTAAGATGGGTCTTTCATTTCCCTCAAGTACTCTTACATGACTTCCGTTTAAGGCTGCATAGGTATAACCTTTATTTGCACAATGTTGTAAAATCTTTAATTCCAATTCTGATAGGTTATTCACTTAATCACCCTCAACCTAACTTCTCTAACTCCCCACTTATAAGCATCAGACACACTGCCAATCAATAAATCTATCTTTCTACCCTTTATGGCTCCACCAATGTCCATAGCCTTTGCTTTAAACCTTTCTCCATTTGCTTCAATTTCTACTAGAGTACCCAATGGGATGAAGTTAGGATCAACAGCAATTACTCGGTAGCCTTCTGGGCTGTAAATCGTATTTCTTACGTCATAGCCACTCATGGTTATTCCAGTGCAGCCTTCACAATCTGAGACGTAGGCAGTTGCTACAAAATCCTGCCATTCTACTTCAACAATTGCCGTTGAAACCATAGTCTCTGGCTTGTCCACATAAATCGGATACAGATACATTGGGTAAATCAAATGTATTAACGCTATACTCATGCTTCACCTTCGCTTTCCTTCTGGCTCTAATACATATCTTCTTCCACTAACAACCAGAACTGTTGGTGTATTACCCTTTACCTTTTTTACAGTGACTATTGGGCGATACCTATCGTTTTTCGTGAATGTTCTAGGCATTGGTATCACCTTGTAAGGCTTTGTTTAAAATAATTTCAATATCACTACAAGCAGGGCAAGCTAAAACATTTCCCTTTGCTATTCCTATCCCTGCTTCTATTGCTTGTTTGTAGCGTTGGTTTTGCTTAACGGTAGAAATTAGCAATTCGTTTGTTTCCCTATGCTCTTCTTCTGATTGTTCCCAACGCCTTGAACGCTTCATAGCTTCTTCTTTCCAATCATCCCTATCTAATTCCAACTCTTTCACACGTTCTTCCAGTTGTATCTTTTCTTCTGCTTGATGGATTAAGAAAGGTTTAACAGCTTCAAAAATATCATCTAAAAGTTCTTCATCTATTTCGGTAAAGTCATTTAACGTCATTGTTCCAACCGAGAAAGCACTCTTTGACCTTGTCAAATGATACAAATAAGTACCATCAACCCAACTATCAGTTAATCCCAGTTGATGTGCGATTGCTTCTTTTACTTCTTCCAACCTTTCCTGTTCATTCACCCTTATTCCCCTCCTACCAAACTCGTTTATAATTGCTTAATTGTCTGCTAGTCATGGTGTAAATTTGCTGTGTACCATCATCACAATAGTGATAGTGTATATATCCGTCAGTATCCTCGTAGAATACGTAAATTAATTCTTGGTCCTTTTCGTTCTCGAACAGGCAATTAAATACATGTACTTCTCTCATTTGGTTCTCCTATAAGCAAATGGCCTAGTTACCTTCTCTTGCATTGCTTGATATAACAAAGCGAGCATTATCTCTATTACAGGTCTATTAAAAGTCTCTGCAATATCTTCAATTTCGTGACCCTCATTGTATAGCTCTGTAATCTCATCTAGTAATCCGTTAGAAAAATACAATTCATTATCACGAAACAGCTTGATGATGTGGCGGTTTTGCTGAGATTCGAATTTATTCTGTTTCTTTCGCTCAATAATAGCCATTAACTACCACCCGCTGTTTTAGTTTGATATTTTGATAAAACATCTTCCATTTCTTTTTTCGTTTCTTCCAATTCTTCTGGTGACATCTGAACAGGCGCTGGACTCTTGTTTTTCCTGTCTTTAAACCAATCTGGGACTACTTCTTTGGACTGAGGTTTTTGATAGTGACTTTTTCGATTGGATTTCTTTTTCTCTTCAAATTCTCTTATGATTCGTTCAACATCATTCAATGTCTTGGCACCTTTGTTATTCCAGTCCAACAAAATGCTATTAATGTACTTCCAATTTCTAGCGTTATTATCAATTGCTTCTTCCATAGCCCTTATGACAATCTTTGGGGATAGGTCTTCTTCCCAGTATTTGATTTGTTCAGCAACCCTTTCGGTTATGGGAGCGATATTTTTATCAAAGAAGTTAGTCGTACTCACGCTTTTTTCTTCTTCTTGTTTTATACTTTTATTTTCTTTACTTTCTTTTACTTTACTTTGTGTACTTTTTGGTGACTTTTTCTCAACTGACTTAGAGTTTATGTCAACAGAAACTAATCTTAACTTTTCATTAATGTTTACATTTACTCTTCTAGAGGTGGCTAGTAAGTATCTTTCCTGAATTCCTTTAGAGGTCAGGACCTTGTGTTCTTCATACTTCTCTTGGTTGAATAAGCCCCACTTTATGCACTCATTAACTATCTCAGTGACTTTGTTTGTGTCTACATAAACCCTACTTGAGAAGATTATTTGTTCCTTTTCTGTCCATTGATAGAAATATCCGTTTTTATAGATCTCCATAAGTAGCTTGACTAAGATTCCAAATCCTTCAAAACCGAATTTGGAGATAATAATTAGAACCTTATCGTCCTGGTCCATATCTACATCTAAAGGGAAGTAGTCTAATCCATCTTTAGTTGGTCTAGCCATATCAATATCCTCCTAATTCCCTTTCGATTATCTCTTCCCAATAAGCAGTTAAACCGATTTTGTTGTGAATGATATCTCTTAACTCTCTTATACATTTAACTGGTCTATCCCATATCTCTGATCCAGTAAAACGAATTACTATATACCCTTCACTAATTAAATTTCTATCTCTTGATTTATCTCTAAGTGCTTGCTCTTTGGTTCTCTCGTGGTAATCATGACCGTCACACTCGATTGCGAATTTGTATCTTTCCCCACCAATAATGCATTCAATCGAGAAATCTAATCTGTATTTCTTTCCGCATATCTCTACTTCTTCCTGAACATTGAATATTACTTCGTTTTCAATCCCCAAAACTCTTATTTCGCTTTTAAGTTCCAATTCCAAATCGATAAGATGTATCATTAGAAGTTGCTCTATAGGGGATTCACACCTATCAAGCGACAAAACAATAGAAGCTTTTCTTAACTCAAGGCTGCTATTAATTTCATCTCTAACTCGTTTAGGGAGTTTTTTAAAAGCCTTCTTTTGGTCGTTAATGAAGTTTTCGAAGCTACTCATTACCTCACCCCACTACCTGTTAATCTCACAAACTGCAAATCTACCTTTTACTTTTTTGATGGTATATCCTTCATAACGCTGCATATACTGTAGTACTAGCTTCTTTAAATGCTTTTCATCTTGCGCCTGCTCGAAGATCCAATTCGGCAGGCGCACATTTGATAGGTTATGCATTTAAATCAAGCCTGTTTTCCGCAAAGCAAATAACTTTATAATGGTTTTTTAGTTCATCAACAAGATCTTGTTCATTATCTTGGAAATACACGCAACCATCTTTGAAGTTTTTAACTACTGATACCTTATTAGAGAATTCATAATGCAAGATATCTCCACTCATAATCTGCCAAACTTCCCTACCGTGCTTAGCCCACCATCTACGCTCTTTTTCTTGTTGAATTTCTTCTGGGGTGGCATGTCTGAATTCATGAATGTTATCTTTCACATTAGTATCTGTTTCAACAACACTTGAAATGGCTCTTTTTATATATCCGATACCTCCATGACGGTGAACAACCCAATCCCCAACTTTAAACTCTGGTTCTACTTCATAACCATCTATAAACGCCCTAACAACATCTTCCACTGGCATTTTGTCTATTACGGTTGGGCAGTGTTTAGTAATACGTTTTGACATTAGTGTCTCAAAGTGCTTGCGATGATTCTCAATCATTTCAGCTTGTTCCTTAGTAACCTTTACCTTTTCCAATATCTTTTCCAACTCTCCACCTACTTCCTATTGCTTTATAGTTGTTGTTACAAAGTTTTTAATTTTGATGAACTTAACAATGTCCTCATAACTTTCTTTAACGTGAATTTGACGACCATCAGACGTAAATATTGCCGTTCTATCTCCTAGTTGTTTAATCTCTGTTATTTGATTAATATTAAGCAACGATTTAAAACCGTCGAAGTGGTCTGTTACTTCGATTAACACCCCACTCACTCCCATATCAAATTTCCAACCTCAATCGTATTTTTCAACTGCTTAGTAGCTCTGCAGTAATCACATTTCTCACAACGTACTGGATCCGCATTACCATTCTTCACTTCCACAATTCGCGGGAGCTTCATTTCTGTGTATTCATATTCAAAATCAAAGCGTGATTCATCAAAGTGGATTATCGCTTTATTTGGTGGTTTTTCCTTTGTTACAGCCACAATATAAGGTGTATAAAGCTTTCCTGTATTCGCTTCGATGACCTTGCGATAAATAGCCATTTGAAGCACATAATCCCAGTTCTCAACAAAAGATACCCAACCATCATACTTCTCACTCCAGTACCGACTATAGAGGTTCTGGGTAGTCTTTAAATCACCAAATATCGCCTCATCATGATTGATAGAATCGACTTTGATTTTCCAAGGTACTCCGAACAATTCAGCAGTAAATATCTGCTCTTTTTCACCAGCTAAGGCAAACATGGCAAGCTCATCATTTTTAATGGTTTCAATCATGAGGTCTGCTTGTTCGAAGTCAGCGTATTTACCACCTCTAGCCTTAAAAATTACGCTGTTATTTTCATCCGTGAACTGTTGGAAAGCTTCATCACTTTCGAACGCTGCATGTGTATATGAACCAACTAACATTGAAGGGGTTTGTACCTTTTCCCAATCACGATTTAGATAAGCCATAGTTGCAGCTTCGCATTCAACAAAGTTTTTGAAGAGACTGACAGACATATACTGCCTGTCAGCTTCTAAACTGTAGTAATTACTCTGTGATAAGCTCACCTTGTTCAAAGTTGATTTCATCAGCCTTCACATCCTCGTTTTTAAGCTCTTTCTTGGCCTTTTCTTCCTTCTTAGTAGTTTTATCCTTATCCTCCTCAAAAGCTTTTGTGAGCTTTGATTCTTGCTTAGATTTCACTTCTTTAGAGAACCAGTCATCTACTTTTGACATTCCGTCTTTTAGTGAGTTGAATATCTTGATTAATTCTCTGTAATCTATTTCTGAAAAGGCATCAACATTGTAGCCAAAGTGTGTTTCGATTTGTTCTTGAGTTACACGATATTTCTCTTTAAATGCTTTTAGAGCATTACCTATACGATCTTTTAATGGGCCTTGGCTTCCACTTGTTAATGTACGATTACACTCTTCCACGGCCTTGTCCACAATGTCCCCAGGAATAATTCCTAGAATACAAGCTCTTAATCTACGAGCTCCGTTGTTAGCAACTAATTCATAAATGTCTCGTGGATCATCAAGCTTTTTAATCTGACCTTTAGCTTTCCGAGTATGAGGAACAGTGAAAACTTTTTCTTGTCTAACGTTGGTCTCTAAATCCCAACAATATGCCATAGCAACTGATTCACCAGGACGTTGTTCTAATTCTTTAACTCCAAAAGCTAAGTTTCCCCAATTTTGCGCTAAGACTTCCGCTAATCTTATCGATGGACCTTCAACCTTAGTTCCGCCTCTTGGGTAGTTATATACCGCAACCTCTGCTAATGCTGGCCGTTTACATGCATCCAATATACGTTGCTCTGATTGAAATACATTTCTAGGAAACTGACGGGCCATGAAAATTTGACCCTTTACCTCTTCCATTTCACGACTTGCTGAAGATTGCGCTAATACACCGTTGTTAGCCTGCTGATACTGTGCTTGTAGTTCGCTCATTGTATCTAACTCCTTTTTCATAATCTTTATAGGCACGAATCAATTCTTGTAAATCTTGTTTAGTGAAGTATTCTGAATTTGCAATAGTCTCAGTTAAAGCAATAAATAATCTAGTAGCGCTATAATGGTCATTCACATACTCATTTGCTTTCTTAAAGAACCAGAGATACCAATTCATTCAAACCCTCCTCTTGCCTTTAAATCCTCATTACCGTATACTAAAGGCAAATAATGTTCAAAAACTTCGTAGGGAACCGTGCTGGGTTCCTTTTTTCATGCAGCAATTTTATAAGTCGCACCAAGTTGTTCAAGGATCTCTTTACTTTGGGGATTCAATTCTTCCACTAGATAAAAATCATCTTCCAAGACAAGAATTTCATCACCCACTAAAACCTCGTTTCCAAGTGCATCTGTGCCATATTCCTCACGTTTTGGACTGTAAGGTGGAAAGCCTGTCCTTTCCATGTGTGTGATTGCTGGGTGTTCCATAGCATAACCTCCTTTCCGACCATGATTTAACAGCAGTATCGAGTGTATTTAGGGTGTTGGTCACACCTTAGAAATCAAGAACATAGACTTTTTGGCAGGGGGTTGGCGCTATGCTCCTGATCTCTAAGGCAAGACCAAGCTTGCCTTTAGTTAATATAAGGGGTATAATTTAGTTATCCAAAAGCTACTCACGTTTGCCGACGTGGGTTATTTTTTTGTCTGATTTCTCTTTTAATCAACTTTATTGCGATGTTAGAAATATCCTTAATGTCAATCTCTCTATAACAACGTCTTTCATCGGTATCGCATAATGGTAATTTTATTTGAATATTTGTTTGCTCATAAATTTTGAATGTCCCTGTCATTCTTCCACACTTAACGCACTTTCTTTTATCTGTACTTGAACAATGCCAAACGTCCATTCCCATCCCTCCGTTTTTCGTTTTCTTTTCTACAAAGCACTCAACTTGCAACAGATTAGTAAGAATACACATACTGCAATAAACGCACCTACATAAAATGCATCAATCAAATTTTCTCTCATGGAAAATTCCCCTAACAACTTGAATATGAATTCCTTTTTGAATCATTTCCTGAATCATTGCATTGTAACGATCTAGAGTTAGCTTCTTACGCTCCATCTTAGATAACTCATGCGTTGACAAAAGCGCATCTGTTAATCTTTGTTTTGCTAATTCAAAGTCCCCGTTTTCTAGATGCTCAAATGCCTTTTCGATACAATCTTTTGAACAGTGATATTGCTTTGAAGCTTCTACCATATCTGCAGGTAGGAAATGTTCATGTAGTTTCATAGAATCCCTCCTAGAAAAAGAATTGTTCCTGTGATAAGTGTAGATAGGCTCTGTAAAATGCCTAGCCCGTCCATGCCACAAATAAAGGCAACTAATACTTCTTGTGCTTGTGTGGCTACCGCCCAATTCTGGAACAACGACATGGGCGGTTCCTTGCTGCCGTTCTCGTACTTTGATACGTCTGATTGATTGATAAATAATTTGTCCGCTAATTCTTCTTGACTTAATCCTGCTCGAGTCCGGCACGCTTTTAAAATCGCACCGTATTTCATAACTACCCTCCCCCTTTATTCCAAATTGGAATAGTTTTGCTGTGGGTCATATCGTATTATGTAATTGCCGACCCCACTCGGTATATTAAGCTTGTCCACCTAATAAAGAATGGCTCAACCACGCCTATTTATATACAGATGTTTTGCTTTATCTGGGTTGAAGTATGGCTCGAATGCCTTAGTGAAACATTCTTCCATTGGCATCTTTCCATAGGTTTCTTTACCTAGTCGTAAATGAGTTTTTCTTTTTGGTGATTCTGTATTCTTTTTATTTGGCATAAAACCACCTCTCCCAATACGTATGCAGGTTGGACAGATGGACTGCCCTTTTGAACCTCAACACAACATTTTGTTGTGTTGAGGTTCAAAAAAAATATCATCAATATCTACATTGAATATTTTTGATATGGCTACTCCCACCCTAAGTGTCGGATTTCTGGCTCCCTGCTCAATCATTCCATAATAACTGTCTGTTATATTAATGCCATATTCTTTACTGAGAATGTTTACGACATCTTTTTGTGACCATGATTTTTGTTTTCTGAGTGAAACAAGCTTTGCTCGTTTGATTTTTGTCACTAGATCACCTCCCAACATTTTGTTGTTTATAGAATAACCCAACAAAATGTTGTTGTCAATACATATCTCTAAATATTTTGTTGTTTTTATTTTTTAATCCAACTATTTGTTGTATAATGTTTACATGTAAACGAGAAAAGGGTGCTAATTTATGGTGGATGTAAGTCAACGTTTTAAAGAGTTAAGAAAAAAACATAAACTAACTCAGAAAGATGTGGCTGAATTCTTAGGAATTACTGAAAGTGGATATGGATATTATGAACAAGGTCGAAATGAACCATCGATAGAAATTTTAAAGAAACTGTCGAAAAGATATTCAGTTTCAATGGATTACATAACTGGAGAAACTGATGATCCAACTCCTTCGGATGATAAAAAATTTGATGCCCTTTCTGAAATTAATATACTACTTAAAAAATATGGAATTAACCAATCTGGTTTCTTCGACATAGAAAAATGGAAGAAAGCTGGACCAGAAGGAATTAAACAACTTGAAAGCTATTTTCAGTTTATAGTTGAACAGGCAGAAAAGATGGAAAAGGAAGAAAAGAATTCTAATGAGGATTCTTTTAAAAAATAGTTAATGAATATAATTATAATAAACTGGAAACACAATTAATTATAACTTGTACTTCTAAGAAGAAATAATGATAACAACAAGACTATTAAACAACACGAGGTTTTATTTCGTGTTGTTTTTTGTATTAGACAAATTTTTTCAAAAGAGTAGGGGGATAAATATTGGTAACGCGTTATGTTGAGCTAAACGAAATTCAACAGGATAATATTTTCTTTTTATTGGACAAATCACAAAGACATGAACTAAATAGGTTTAAAGATTTCGGGATAAAGCCGGGAAAAAATAAACATGAATTTAGGAGAAATGTATTATATGGTTTAATGATGGAGATGATTGATTTTGAATTCTTCTTAAAGTGGTTATGTCATGTACATTTAGAAGGTAACAATAATATATTTGTTTATGAGCCAGACGATACTATTGTTTTCTCAAATAAAAACAAAAAAAAACTGATAAAAGCTCTTAACAAAAAGAAAAAGAATATATATGATATTAATAAAGATTCCTTAGAAAAAATCAATTTAGTAGACGTTGAACACCTTGACAAAAAATTACTTTTAACTTTTGCAGCTCCTTCGTTTGTTGTAAAAGAAAGAGTGAACAATACGGCTCCTGAAGTAGAGAGGGATATTTATTTAGCATATATAACTGTCGACTTTATGCACGAGCACATAGTCCTGTCTCTTCATCCTACACATAATTTGTATTCAATTAGCGGAGTACAAAAGAAACGAAATTTCGATTTGCTTGCAAAATTGTTTATAAATCATTTTCGAGAAAACTTTTTTCCATTTAGCTTTTCGGATCCAGATTGGATTATCGATGCTTTAGCAGAGATTACTGAGGAATATTTTGATCATAATAATCCCATGATTACTAAAAAAATGTTGGTCTTTGAGAATGAACATTTACCTTCTTTGGTGGATAAATTCATAGAGAAAGAAGAAAAATTCAAAAATAGCTCTGCAAAGATGCGAATACAGAAGGCACTTAAAGAACTATATGAATTGCAATTAATTGGTGAATACGGAAATGTACCTAAAGAAACCAACTTCCAAATTTTCCTAAACGAAACTGGAAAAGGTGTTACCTCATTTAAGGCCGATTCAGGAGGAGGGGCCTTTAACTTTGCAGATTCGTATGAAATAGTTAAGAAGATGATTGAAAATGCAGACATTTCTTCTATAGGTATTTCATATGCTTATGAAGGGAATCAATATAAATATAAATTGGTTAAAGAAGCTAACTTCTATAGTTTAAAAAGGGGATCAACTGCAGCAACCAAAAAGGAGATCGTTGACAATGTATTATGTCAGCTTAAAAAGTATCAACCAAGAGAAGAATCTACAAATACCTCTGAACAAGTTAAAGATAGTTGACGAATATTTAAATTATCTTTTTCCTAATCAGACCATATCCCCAAAATTTATTGGGCGAAAAAGTAATGTTGATAACAAAACTATTACTAAGCTATTGTTGGAGTTATCTTTTAGAGGGTTAATCGGAGTAAGATTTATTATAAAATGTACTAATGATGATCCTGATCTGGTACATGCATTTGAATTTAACTCAGACGATGAATTAACCAATTTCATCAGGAATCAAAACAACATTTGCTCAGAATGTGGTAGCACTTTGGATACTAAAAATATTAGAGTAGCATTTATAATCAAAGACTTTAATAAAGTTACAGGTGAAAACTATGGATGATACAATATTATACAACGATTACATAAACGCATCTCCTGATGATAAGATTTGGATCCCATTACAAAAAGATGAGCACAATATTTTTAATAAACTTGTTGAAGATGTGAAGGTTTCATTTAAAACAGGTACAAAAAAAGAAAAAGGCGATTCTCTTGAAAATTTAATGACGTTTATATATAAACGTTTCAAACATATTCGTATATACCACAATGTAAGAACTTCTGATAACCAAATAGACCATATCATAGAATTTATTGATGGGGTTACACCTGCATTTATTAATGAAAACATAGGGTTAAGATTAATTGGCGAATCAAAGAACCATAGTAAATCAATCAGCACTAGAGAAGTAGCTGACCTTGATGAATTACTACGTTCTAAAAAATCAAAATTAGGTATCTTTTCATCATTCAAATCCTTTAGTAAGGGAAAAACAATGTGGATAAATGCAGAAGGAAAGAGGAGAAAGTTAGCACTATGGCATCAGTATAATAGAATAATAATAGGATTTACAATTGATGAGCTTGCTAGTTTAATAGAAAACAACTTTTATACGATGTTAAAGCAAAAGTACTACCAAATTATTGATGAATTAGAAGATGATACAACCGAAGACCAAGAACTTCCATATCAATTAAGACTATTTAACTCATTAACTGAGTTAAAACAGAGTGGAATAATTGATTCTAATACATTTCAAACTGGACGAATATTAATAGAAGAAAAATATGGAAAATTAGAAGTATAA